ATGATACTGCCTTATCTGATAGTGATGGACTTTGCGTTCACGTTCGTGGGGATCAGTGCGTTTGGCCTCCGGTATGAAAGCAATCCGATGGTTCTGTGGATGTGGAACATAAGCCCGTTTTTGTATGCACTATTCATTCTTTTTGTGCTTAATGGGTTTGAAAGTATGAAACCTGTCATAGAGAGAAAGAATCTTTATCGAGTGTTTGTTACAGCCGTATTCATCATTGCGATAATGCTTCATGTGATCGGATGGATTGTGCTTATTACAGGCATGATAAAATTATAGGCATTGTAATATGTTGTTTACATAACAATGCGGATATTACATGCCTTTAGGCATGGTGAAACGCAGTCAATACGTTCATGCGGATATTACTTTATCTCCGGTATATTGTAAAAGCAGCTATTCCCATGAAGACAAGCATTATGCTGACTATGCCGATTGTTTGCATTGTTCCAGTTATCCATCCTGCAGTCATGATCCACAGTGCAAGAGCAAGAAAGCCTGCCATGAATAGCCATGCTATTATTGACTGAATGTTTCCTTTTGATGTCATTGTAAGACCTCGTTATGCCCATAGGCACTTCGATGAGTTGGTGACATGTCAGTGCAAATATTATTATTCATTGTGAAGACACTCCTTTAACCAGAACGACAATGCCGATCAGCATCATGCCGGCAGGCATGAAAAGCGATGCAAGGTCGTTGTTCGGATAGAAAGGCTGCAGAAAAGCGATAAGTGCAAAGCCTGTCAGCGTAGTCAGAAGACCTGCTGCGATGATCTTGCCGTTGGCCATGCAAGATTATTGCACTAACACAAATAAAAAGATGACTTTGGGGCTTGGATGCCTTTAGGCATATGCGGATATTATCTTATTATACACTTGTTTTGTTTTTTAGGAATGGCATGCCAATAGGCATGCAGAATATTATAAGAAAAAAGAAAAAGCGGGGCGTGGAAAAGCCCTAAGATTCTTTTTAGCCTGTAAGCTGCTTGTACGCATTATAGACCACAGCGAACACGAATACCAGCGGAACCAACGCCAATACTGTCGCCAGCGTTGCGGAAACGTTCGCACTGACGCTGAAAGTGTATATAATGGGTACGAGAACTAAGGCCAATATAACCTCTATGGCCGCTACGATTAGTTTCTCTGCCATGTTTTAGTCAACCTCCGTTTATTCTTTTGTTTTCATTTCATTTAAACGGGATGTATTATTTTTGAGTTCGTTTTCGTATTGGCGAAATGAATAGTATGTGAACTTCAATAAAGGAAGGGAAACGGCGAATAACTTGATGTCATTTTCGATCATGGGCGTGGGCATGGAGTAAAGATACAGCATGATAAGGCAGAGGCATGCGACAAAGAAGACACGCAGGTAAATCTTCATTTAAATATTTTGTAGTGAAGGTTTTTATGTGTTGACAAAAGCCGTTCTAAAGCGGTTTCTGCCGCGTTTTATGGAGTATGAGCCGGTAATACGTCTGTTCGTTGACTGCCTTTTTCTTGTTGTCATGGTGTTGATTGCCTTTCGTATGCAGCCGGAAGTCATTGAGGTATGTCATATAGGGCAATTCAACTACACGATGGCGAACTTCACAGGAAACATGACATACTTAAATGTTAGTGACATACCATGTATTTAAAAAACATGACAGGTGTATATAATTTGTGTTGACCAAGAACCAGCAGGAGTTTCTTCTGCTCTTGTTAAAGAAGAAACTTTCAAGGCATGACGTTAATTTGTTTGATACCAGAGCAGCCTTTTCAAGAATGGCGGGATATCTTCAGAAAAACCGTTTCATACAGTCGGAATACGACGGGAAGGGAATGAAATACTACACACTGACAATGAAAGGGGAAGCATTGGCACTCATGATAAACACGCTTTCGGACGTGAATATTGACAAGATAGAGAAGGAGGGATTATCATCACAGAGTTGATATTCGGAATCGATCCTATATTGTTCATAGGCATAGCAGTCATATCGGAGATGTTCTTCCTGTTCATCTTCATCATGGCTCTTGACATAAAGGACGCGAAGAAGTCCGTGTTTCTTTATTACAATTCAAACAAGCAGGCGCAGTTGAAGAATGCAGAGGTAAAGGATGGGCTTGCAAAGATAGGCAAAAAGTCTTTTCAGGTTGACGATGCATTTCCGACAACGATAATGCAGGGAATGTTTTTCAGGTCAAGAAGGCCGTTTCATGTCGTGAAGCATGACGTAGTGATAGAGCAAGAGTTTCATGATGATGGCATTCATCCAGTGACAACACCGGACAATCTGCCCAAGCTTCTTGAGAATGCAACACTTAAGCAGTTCTTGAGCCCTCCGACAAGCATGGGAATGGCAATAGCATTCATGATAATCGGTCTTGTCATAGGCGGGCTTGGGGGTTACGCAATAATCAATTCAGGAGTGTTGGGATGAAGACGAAAGAACAGATAGAAGGGACAGATGCGGAAAATGCATACCTGAATGACTTCGTGAAAGGAAAGGAAGAGAAGCGTCCAAGAGGACGGCCAAGAAGAGAAGCATCAGATTCAGACAAGGCGGAAACAATAGCAGACTCACTTGATGACGAAAAGATAGAGAAGCTGAAAGAGGCGCGCCAGATCATGAAGGAAAACAAGCCTCCTGTTACGATAAACTTGGGATCATTGTCTGATGAGGATTCAATCACGACAGAGGAAGCATTCGCCAAAGTCGCCATGATACTCGCGAAGTCACAAAACATAAAGCTCATGACGGAGCTTTCGGATTACCAGTTGAATTTATGCGCGATGCTTTATTCGATAGCGGAAAAAACGAAGAATAATATGCTTGAAACACTTTTGACAAATTATCTTCAGTTGAAGGTTTCAAACAAGAGAAAAGGGCGCGGAGAACTGTTGGAACTTGCAAAGCAGTCGAGGGCAGATCGTGAGAGCAGGTTTACAAGGCTGAAGCAGATGCTTGGAGGAGTATAGATATGCCGTTAGGAATTGAAAGACTTGATATGCCTTTAGGCATGGCAACACGCAGTCAATACGTCCATGCGAATATTACAGGAGGAATCCATTACGAAACTTAAAGATGAGCACAGGCCGTTGGTGGCATTCGCAGTCATGATCCTGCTGATGATAATATTCGTGGCGTTGTGGATATGGACGCATCAGCCTCCGAAACCGATAGAACCGGGATTTGTAATAACAAGGGGATAACATGGCAAAGACAAAACAACAGTACTGGCTGGAAAAGCAAAAACGAAAAGAATCTTTGCGTTTAAGGAAAAAGAGGCACAAAAAATGAAAGAAATAAACATCGGGACGATAAGCATTCCAATCAATGCGGCTACGAAAACATTTGCTATACTTGCAAAGCGCGGGGCAGGAAAAAGTTATACAGGGGCAGTCATGGCAGAAGAGTTTTACAAAAACAACATACCGTTCGTTGTCTTTGATCCGATAGATGTGTGGTGGGGGTTGCGTCTTGATAAAAATGAAAAAGATAACGGGCTTCCGATAGTCGTGTTCGGGATAGATCATGCTGATATTGCTTTGACGAGAGACATGGGAATACAAATTGCACAAGCAGTCGTAAAAGAAAATATTTCATGCATAATATCAACATTCGGGATGCCGAAAGTTGCACAGCGTCATCTTATAACAGAGTTCAGCGAGGAAATTATACGGATAAACAATACGCCACGTCATATATTCATTGAAGAGGCGCATGAATTTGTTCCGCAAAGAGTGATGTCAGGAAATGCAAAATGCTTTAATGCAGTGAGTAATCTTGTCGTGATGGGAAGGAACAGGGGGCTTGGCGTGACTCTCATAAACCAGCGTGCAGCAACAATAAACAAGGATGTTCTTACGCAACTTGATACTCTTCTTGCGTTCCAGAATGTGAGTCCGCAAGACAGAAAGGCGTTGAAGGATTGGGTTGAATATCATGCTGCAGAAGGTGACTTCGACGCATTCATGCAATCGCTTCCGCATCTTCCAAAAGGCGAAGGATGGATATGGTCTCCGGAGTTCATGAACATATTCAAGAAGATAAAGATACGGCAACGCGAGACGTTTCATCCTGACAGGGAAAAACTTGGAAATAAGTTCGAGATGCCTTCGTTGACGCAGACAGACGTTCAGAAATTCATAGAGAAGTTTACTACTGTCATGAGCGCAAAACAGTCATTTTCAAAGGGGAAAAAGATGCTTGCACATCAGGACATGCCTATAGTGCATGAAGAAATAAATTATAAGCAGGAAATAACAAATCTTCGGAATGACTATGAATCGAAACTTATAGGCAAAGATACCGAAATAAACAGGCTTAATGCGATCATACAACAAATAAAGAATGCACTCAATGTAGAAACATTTCAGGCAATGAATACATACATATCGGGAGAATCAAACATAATGCTTGAAAAACTTGGCGGTATGCCAAAAAAAACATACGAAATATTACTAAAACACTCAAATGGTCTGACGAAGAGGCAGATAGCTCTTATGTGTGGTTATTCGGTTAATAGCGGAAGCTTTTCCAATTCATTGAGCAAGCTTAATACGATGGGACTGATAAAAAGAAACGGCAATTTATACACAGCATTATTGAGGTGAAAACATTTATGCAAAAAATTTCAGACCAAATGAAGAACATTGTATGCACTTATCCCATTACGAATACGAACTGCATTTGCGACCAGCAGCATGACATCAAAGGCAAGACAAAGATAAAGGACATGCAGAAAGAAACGGAAGAATGGCTTACAAAGCCATGCAAGAAAGGATGTTATCTGTGTGGGAGCTGCCAGAAAGAAATAAAGGAAATTGTGAAAAAATGAAGCATTGCCACGAACAGAAGATAAAAAAAGAAACATGTTATGTAAGGTTTGGGAAAGGCGTGTATGAGAGTAGTGCTTCGACTCTGGTAACTGTGAGAAATGAGGATATCATCTTTGACTTTGACAAAGAAGGCAAAGTCATAGGCTTCGAGCTATTGGGAAGTGAAAAGAAATGTCAAAAATAAACAGAAAACAAAGATGCAGGGAAACAGTCGGGAAAAGAAAGACAGGATGCCTTAAGCCGTTGGGGCACAAAGGGCATCATGCATTCAGTTGATCAATATGCAGACATGCAGATGGTGTAATTTTGTTGGAAGGACTCCAAATGATCTTGTCAATCATTGGTCTGCATGTCCGAAGATGCCAAGAAAGAAAAAGAAGAAGCGGTGATAGTATGGCAATTGAACCGGTAGACTTGATATTAATTTCATTATTTGCAGGCATAGGAAACGGAATAGGATCGCCTATATGCCATGCAATTTATGAAAAATAGATAAAGAAGCATGGAAAGTCCATTCATGCAGGTGATAGAGATAAATGGCGCAAAAGCTAAGTCTAATTGATGTTTTCATGTTCGGCTATGTATTGGCATGTACGCTCGTCATAACGGGAGAGCTTATTCTTCTTGCAATTGGACAAAACATAGTGATAAGTCCCGATGCAGTAGTTTACATTGAACTTCCGATAGGCGTGTTCGCTGTTTTTTGGCTTTTAATTAACAGGAAGAAACTGATATATCATGAATGATTATGTCTTTTGGCAACATTCATGAAGGTTTGGAGAGTTGCGAATATTATGACATTGATGGCCTTTATAGGCACATTGGGATCAGGGAAGACATTGGGACTGACATATTGGGCGGCAAGAAACTATGCAAGGGGAAAGACTGTCTATGCGAATTACAGGCTCAACTTTCCTTTCATACCTGTCACGACACCGGAACAGATCGAGGACATGCAGGAAGGTTTCTTCGCGGCTGATGAGTTGTGGACATGGGCAGACTCAAGGAAAATATTTTCAAAGCAGAACAGGTTCGTTACCCCTATACTTTCAAAGTCAAGAAAGAGAGGAATAGAAATAGGATACACCGTGCAATACTTCAAGCAGATAGACAAACGCATAAGGCAAGTGACCGATATTGTGGTCATGCCACAGATGGACGGAAATGATCCTCCACAGCGGTGCAGCTTCTACATCTACGAGATGCCTGTCATGAAACTCATCAAGGTCATAAAGATAAAGACGTTTCCTATCTTCAATCTATACGACACAAACGAAGAAGTGTCAGAACTTGACTTCAAAGACAAGGAAAAGCCGGAGAAAGTTGCATGAAGGCATTTTAAAATGTATAAATACATGGCAATGCAATAGATAGTATATGGCAAAACTGACGGAAAAGAAGCTGAAGTATTTCATTGAAGACGAAAAGAAGGCGGCGAAGGAATACAGAAAATATAAACTGTACAGTCTGGCGAGGGATGAGTCAAGACACAGAAGAATATTGAGCAACAAACTCAAAAAGATGGGCTGATAGTCGTGCATGTCAGGAAGATGCAGATGTTCATGACATGGCCGACAAGAAAGATGCATGCAAAGAAACTGATACTTTCATCAAGAGGACAGATAAGACCGGTGTTAAAAATGAAAATGCCATCACTTCCGGAGAAGAAAGCGGAGTCATGGCAGAAAGAGAAGATACGGCTTGCAAGGACATTGATAGAACAGAATGACAGTATAATTGAATTGTTGTCGGAGATCAACAACAACATAAAGGAATTGAACATAAATGAAAAAAAAGAAGAAACAGAAAAAGAAACGCAATGA